ATTAGGGTTTTTGGGTTACTTTATTAAGTTTTTGGTGCCTTTGGAAATAAGACTGAACTCCACTTGAATTGATTTGGCTCTGCATATTCTCATAATACACAGGATCAAGGAAAGTTTTTGATAGGTAATTGAAATAGACTTGCTCACCAGGTGAGAAGTTTTTGCCAGTTAGACTGCATCTGCAATCATATTTGACGGTGATTAATTCAAATGACATAGATGGGGTTTTTGTTTTGTTTGACGAAATTAAGGGTTTTTTGTTATTGTTAAGGATTTTTAGCAGGTTTTTTGTTAAGGTAATCATAAAAGATTTTTGGCCCAAGGGGATTTTTGGCTGTGGGATTTTTAGGGGATTTTTAGGCATAGGTATTCAATGGGGTTTTTGTGGGTTTTTTGGGCATAGTTGTATTGTGCCTTTTCAAGCCCATTTTAAACCTTTGAATGATCCAGGTTTTGATCTGTTATTGGGCTAAATAGTCATAAAAATATTTAGCTTGTTTTTTACTAATGATTTCTAAATCATTATATCCAATGCTAATTAGCTCATTTAACAAAGGCTGGAAATCTACTTTTTTAGCCTCTTTGCATTTCTTAGCATAAAATGGGTGGCAAGCTGAATGTTGCCCTATGTGTGCATAGCAACTCATTGTGCCATTACACCACTCCTCGAATGGGAAGTAAGCGAATACATCGCCTTCCTCATCTTTTAAAAATACTACTTTCATTTGTGTTATTTTGGTTAAAAATAGAACCCATTTGCAATCGAATGCCACGCCTTAAGCGATGGGTTGGGGCTTATAATTCCTCGCCCAAATCCTTAGCTAATTGCTCAAACCATTCTACATCCTCTCTATGCATATTGTCGCTTTTGTACTCTTCTAATAAGTCAGAAAAGAAACCTTCTAAGCCCTCATAAGGCGATGTAAAGAAGCCCTCTAAATCCTCACCATTTAGCATTAGCACGTTGCCTCCTTCTCCTCCATCATCCACTAGGAAGACAAAACCACTATTTTTATTCATCATTAGTTGAGGCTCGCCCATAAAATAGGGGTGATTATAAAAACCCTTTCCATAAGCTTTTAATATTTCAGAAGCTTCTAATATCTCAGAGCTTCCAAATTCGGCAATGTTTGTTGTTGTTGTGTTGTTCATTTTGTTTGTTTTATTGATTTACGTTTATTAAATCCAAAATTGCTTCTATTAACTCGTCTTTTGTTATAGGCTCTTGCCCTTCCTCATCGGCATCCCACGAGCCATTCCAATCGAGCGAGTAAGCTAATTCCATTAGCTCATCTCTTGTCAAACTAAAAATAGAAATACTAAATTTTGTAAAATCTAAATTTTGGAATACTTGCTCGACAATCACATCGGATAAGGTTTCTTTTGTATTGTCTAAAATCCTTTGTTGCATAGGCGATATGTCGCCACTTGTTGTACCATATTCAAAATGTAAATAATTGAATATATTTTGTACCATTGTTTCCACCATTTTGGTAGAGTGTTTTCTAATGTCTGATTTTAAAGGTTTCATTTTGTTTGTGTGTTTTATGTTTATTAATCTTGTACTAATTCCCACGTATAGTTGCAATTTGCTATATCGTAATATCTAACTCCATCGATGGTTGTACCCTTATCAATAGAATCGTATTGAGGCAAGTGTTTGCCTTCTTCAAAGGTTTGAGTTAGTATTGCATCTTCATCAACTAAGTACGTAAACAAGTCGTAATACTCGCCTCCGAATGTCTTTTGTTGATAGTTAAAATGCTCAATAACTCTTTGAGCTTCCTCTAATTCAAAAAGAGGGCATTCCCATCCATTCCATTTCATTTCAGTTCTAAGGCCATTAAAAACCTCACTTGTTGCACAACTAAATTTTGCTTTTGTGTTCATTGTTATTATTTTAAGCGTTTATAAATGATTCTAAAATATCTAGCCCTAGTTCGTATTCGTCAACTCCTTCAGCGTTGCAAATGTCAATAGCTTTGCTCATCATTACTTCGTATTTAATAGCCTCGCTTTTTGACATCATTGCTTTGTTGTCTTTATAGTTAACATAGTCGCTAAATGGTGTATCGATATGGAAGTTGATTCCTAAATCGAATACGATATGTTCAAAGAACTTTTGAACATCTTGAATAGTTTGTAAATCTTGTACTTTCATTTTACTTGTTTTTAATTGTTTGGATAATTGTTTTGATAAGTGCATATACTACTAGTAGAGTTGCACTAATTAAGATGGCTTCTAAAATACTAATTGTTTGCATAGTTTGAGTGCCAATGGTTTTATTTGGCACCCCTAAGATAAGCCTTTATACCTTACAAACATCAAAGATTGTTAAAAATATTAAAGTATTTCAGCTTATTTGGTTTGTACTGGTCGGATGGTTTCAGCCATCAGGATCGTTGTCCAACGTATATATTGGGTAACTCTATATAATATATAGGGGTTATATTGTTTAATATATACTATATTATATAATATACTTATTCTTAGTTAATACATAGGTATATTGTTATATCTATTGATTAGAAGTATTTAGAGTAGATTCTTACTTTTGGCCTAAGCTTGCGTAAACTATCAATGAAGTATAAATACATTAGTTTTGTCATTGGATAGGCTAAGAATAGGAGAGGAGAGGAGTCTTATAATTTATATTATGTTAAATGGCAATGAGAAAAGAGGATATTCGATGTTGCAACGCTAAAGTCCCCTACCCTCTTGACCCTCTACCCTATTTTTTCGTGCCAAAAAACAATCGTATGCCTTGGGCCCTTCATTATTCTGATATAAAACAAAGACTTAACCATTTTTGACATTTGATTTTTTTTATTTTTCTATATAACACATTATAAAAACCAATAATATGAATGCAGAATTCAAAGACATCACTAAAGAAGCTTTTATCATAGCTTACAAGGAAAACTTCGGTAACATAACCATCTCTTGTGAATCAGCTGGGGTATCTAGGTCATCGTATAACGTATGGGTTAAGAATGATCCTGAGTTTGCTAGGAAATTAGCTGAAATAGAACCTGAGGAGATTATGCTAGACTTTGGCGAACACAAACTGATGGAACGTATTGCTAAGGGTGATACTTTGGCTACTATGTTCTTACTAAAGACAAAAGGTAAACGTAGAGGATACATCGAAAGACAAGAGGTAGCTCACGAAGGAGATGTTGTTAAGCAGATTACTGTGAATGTTTTAAAGGCTAACCACGTTGATGACGTTCCGAAGCTAGATGGCGATGAGAATAGATCCGAAGGATATGAGAATATGCAACTAGAAGATAGTGGCTTTGTGGTTCCTGCTACTGAAGCTGCCAATATTCAAGATATACCACTTTACGAGTATGATAAGGAGGTAGATATAGAGAATGAAGCTGGTAATTACGAAGAATAGCTCTATTTGTCAATATAAGACGATTCTAGCCATTATCTACCTTTGAGTAGTACTATCTATCCAAAATGACATAGAGTGTCTTAAATCGCTTCTAATTGATTTTTAACAATGTTACCAATTTGGTTACATTAGGTAGCATTACTACTAAATAATAAAAAAAGTAAACCTATAACTTGACTTTTTGACTTATATCAATCACTAATGTGTCTTATATAGGTCAAATATGTCGATTTTTGATTCATATAAGGAACTTTACTGATCGATACCCCTACCTTCCTATAAAACTAAAAGTATTAGCTTTGACTTGAGCAAACCAAAAATTTTAATTTATTTCTATGGAAGTAACCACCAATGTCGTCTTTCAGATATTGAACGAATCTAAGAAAAGAATTTCTGTGATGCAAGGGGGAACGAGGTCAGGTAAAACTTACAACGTACTTACCTGGTTTATAGTAAAGCTCTTACAAGAGAAGGGGAAAACCCTAACTATTTGCCGTTCATCCCTACCGAGCATCAAAGGTTCCGTTATGAGAGACTTTATCGAGATATTGTCTAAATATGGCCTGTACTCGGAGGAGAAACACAATAAATCAGAGAATTTATATTTCCTAAATGGAAATACGGTAGAATTTGTCTCTACCGACCAACCTCAGAAGATTAGAGGTCGTAAAAGGCATTATTTGTTTATTAATGAGGCAAATGAGGTGAATTATGAATCTTGGATGCAATTAGCCTTAAGAACTACCGATAAAATCGTTTTAGACTATAACCCTTCAGATTATTACTCCTGGATTTATGATAAAGTAATTCCTAGAGAAGATACTGACTTTACGATTACGACTTATAAGGACAATCCGTTTTTAGACAAGACCATTATTGCAGAGATTGAAAGACTACGAGAAGCTGACCACGAATATTGGAGAGTTTACGGATTAGGAGAAAGAGCAATTAGTGAAGCAACGATTTATTCGCATTGGAGAAGAAGAAGAAACTTCCCTGAGGGTGGAGATGTGTTTTATGGCCTTGACTTTGGCTTTAACCATCAAACTGCCCTAGTAAAGTGTAAAAACTTCGATGGTGACATATATGTGGAGCAAATGATATATGATACTAAGATGTCTACCTCACTTTTGATTGATAGGATGAAATCCTTAGGCTTATCTCGTAGAGACGACATATTCGCAGATCCAGCAGAACCCAAAACAATAGCTGAGGTAAATAAAGCTGGGTTTAATCTTAAACTAGCAGCTAAAGATGTTTTTGCTGGAGTCAACAAGGTAAAATC